ATGTCAAGTACAAATAAAACATCATTAGGATTAAATATGTGGGAAGCATCGGATAAGCCGGTAAGACAGGATTTTGTCAATGATAATGTTATTATTGATGAGAATATAACTAAGTTAAATAGTGATTTAATTTTGAAGGCAAATGCCAATGATTTAGCAAACACAAATAGCAATTTAACGATGAAGGCCGACAAAAGCGAATTAAACACAAAAGTTACTGGTAGCTTAGATACATTAACCAATGTTACATTTGGTCGTGCAAGCGATAGAATATACATAAGGTTCTCAGTGTCAGTCACATCTTTTTACCAGTTTGAAATATATGACGATGGCCCACTAGTGTTTGCAAGAAGTATTAATGGTGCCTGGGCTACTATGTGGACGAAATGATCATTTAAAAATTTGAAATATAATTGCCCCATATTTCGATGAAGGAATTAGCTGATATTATTTTCCCACTATAGTTAAACAGCTTAAATGTTTTTGTAGTCGCATCATAGGATAAGTAACCGGTAATATCTTGGTATCTTACGTGATAAGTCAATAGCATTCCATCGGGTATAGGTGAATAAGCCTGACCATTAAATTCCGGGGAAAATATTGACCTACTTGAGTCGTTATTCAAAGCAGCAATGATGGTTATAGACCCCCGGATTTGGCACAGGGAATTCTTTTTGAGAAGATATATAATTCCACCGGAGCAACTATTGGCATCAATACCACTACCCACCGAATAAGATACGTTCTTTACATCATTTAAATTGCTATTTGTTGTAGTAATCTGATCCTTTAAATCACTATTTAATTGAGTATACATATCAAGCAACGTCTTCCCATACCTCGCATCCAAAGCATACCCTGCCGCCGTAGCCTGCCCATTATTCACTAACTTCCCAACAGTAATTATCCCAGTCTTAAAATTATTAAAATCTTGAATAAACTTTTTAACCTTCCCCAGATACATCTTTGATGTTTCCCCTTCAGAAGGAACCGGAAATTCAGATGTTATAGTTTCAATTGAACCGATCTTTGTCCCAGAAATATCACCTCCGGAAGCCGAAACCTTAGCATTCCAGTTGCTTTTCTCTGTATCCGTCACAAAACGGTGAGCCGCATCCTGAGTGGCATCCGATGCCAGCCCTGAAAATGCTATATTTTTCATATCCGAAAACCATTTTCGTATTTTTCCATGGGAGACTGATAATTTTTCTCCTGATACAATATTATCACGTAATATTTCCTGGCTGAACTCAGTAACTACATTGGAAGCATTCCCATTACGATCAAGCTTCCGATCATTCATTCCCGTCAGCGTTTCATCTAAAATATCCATAGCCTTATTGTATTCTGATATATCGTAAAAATCATCTTCACTAGGCTTCGGAAATTTATAATTTTTTGTTTCATTCCCCATTGATAAGCACCTCATTTCTTATCCGCCTGTGACTCCAGGCTGCTAATTGTTTATGTGTAAATTTGCAGAGCAAACTATGTTGATTATAAAGTAGGTCCAAGTCTATGACCATATTGCATGGTACAAATTCCTCCAGCATTTCCTTCACTTCATAAAAATTCCTTTTGCTTTTTAATGCCACCCGGACAGTAATAATTTTTTTGGGATCAATTTCCAACGTAAAACCATCCTCCCCGCATAAAATAGAGAGTTTTTGCCTTAACGTGATCTTTGTATATGGAATCATTCGATTCCATTTTGATAACACCATAAAACGTCTGTCAGTCAGCGTATCGTCAGGTAAAGACTGAATAAGCAGCATTTTTTCGTAACGTTTGATACTTTTATTATCGGAGCTTGAAATGAACTGATTGTTAAACACAACTTCCGTTTCATCCTCCAACCGCTGTATCTCCGGCTGGATCAGCTCCTGTACGGCTCTCATTTCATCATATTCCTTAAGAAAGTCAGGAATATAGGACACTAAATCAACTTCTCGAATCAATTTCAATCCCTCCATATATTGGAATCTGGTACTTATTTAATTCCAGATTCTCTGCTGTTCCATTTATACGTGTGCTGCTGATATCGTAAATACCCGGGATTCCCAAAATTCTTGATTCCAGTTGTGAGATTCTTACAATGCACCCATGATCTCCAAGACCTTCCCATGAAGCTCTGAGTTCTCCCAAATAAGCATCAACCGCATTCTCTATCTGTTCCAGTAAAACTTTATAAGGATAGTTGTTATCAAATTCCAGAGAACTTTTAATCTGTATCTTCACTTCCTTGGCAGTATCCACGGTTACAATATGATCAATCGGTGCAAGACCATCTCCGCTTCCGCTTTGCTCAGGATCAATTGTTTCCTGAACGGTTTGTACTAAAAGATCGGAAGCTCTGTTAAGGTTAGAATCCAATATTGTTAATTTAACAGTAGAACCACCATTCCATGCCCTGGTTATTTTCGTTGCTCCAACTCCCGGAATGCCATTGGTTTTATCCATGTAATCCTTTCGGTTTCCGCTAAAAGATTTCTCATGAAAAGAATCAAAATAAGCTTTTCTAAACACCTCCGTTTCCTCATCGTCTTCTCCCGGAATTAGCAGTTCTGTCATTTCCATAGCTGTAAGCCCCGGAATATTCAATACCGGAATCAAACGACCAAACTGGTGATTCCCATTAGTACCGGCAGCTTCGCAGGTAATCTGATAATCTCCTCCGCCCATGCTGCCCGAAATTACATAATTATTAAGCCCCAGACGGAAACGGTCACCAATTGAAATCGCGGCTGTTTCCGGGGTCGCTACCGCTTTTAAAACAGCTCTGGTTGCCTCTTTAGGCTGCAGTCCCCGCTCTCCGGCTCTACGTATTAAATTTTCTCTGGATGCAGTATCTGCAAAAGTTTCGTTTAAAATTGTATCAAACTCTATGTACATGATCTGCATTTCTACCGCTGCAGCCGTGAGCGCCGTATAAATCAGAGACCCCTCTCTTTTATCCAATCTCTGGGGAACCCGATCTAACATCCGTTTTAAAATAACTTCATACGTCATATTTTCATACATTATATATTCACCTCCTTCTCTACCTCAAATTCACCCAAAATAGTATGAACTGTAAACTTTACATGGAGTATCCTCCCGTTGCTTTCAAAGGAAAACGTGTCAACGCTTTGAATCCTGTCATCCTGCTGCAATGCTTCTTTCATTTTCTTTTTGATCTTTGCTTTTACCAGCCCTGCCGACTTCCCGAATAAACCGTTAAGCTCCACACCGTAATTCCAACTATATATCAACCAATCAAACCGCTCTGTATTAAGAATACAGAAAACCGCTTGCCTTAACGCCTCCAGACCATCTGCCATTCCAATCACCCGCTTTTTTTCCATATCCAGCCGAAAAGTTTTTGACGGCATATGAACTACCTTAAAATCCTGCTCTAAAATATTACCTGTCACCGGAAGCATGGCAACACCTCCTTTCTTTCACCATCCCATTACCACGTACCTATTACTACATACTGTTGACCGCCTCTCTTCTGAAGCAGAAGAACCATTTGACCTGTTTTTAATCCATTCTTTATGGTTACAGACACCTCTCCCATTCCTGGAATATTCATCACCTCCGCATGATCCGTGAATTGCTTCGGCAAAATAACCTGTAAATTGGATAGGATTGTTTTCTGGTCAATTTGTATTTCCATTGGATTTTCCTTTATTACAGTTCCTGGAATTACGTCACATGGATCTCCTGCTTCAATCGCTTGAATTACAATCCTTTTAATATTTTCGATCCACTCTACATCAGCCACTGATTTTCGCCCCTCTCAATGTTAAATCCATGGTATGGACACCTTCATCAATCTTATGGGCAGCAGACTCGATCACCAGATAGTTCTTTACTCCCATATCTTTTATATCCAGGAATACCGGAATCAGACAACCTGCCCGTGCCCGGATATCTCCAAAGGCGTCCTTGATGGTCAGGGTCCGGGAAGGGCGGTTGTATAAAGTCAAATATGTTTCTGCTATCGCCTGGCCGTCTACTCCTTGATCGATGGACTCGTCTTTCTGCAGAATCCCCCATTTATTGATATTTTCGGTGTGTTTAGTCATATAGATTTCTCTTTGTTTTGTATCATTATTGTCACAATACAACTTGATCTGATTATAAGTATTGCTGTCAATGCTGACCTTATAGTCATAATCCTGAGCTGTCTTGTCATCAATCATAATGTCAAGCTTCATGTTCTCCATACTTTTTAGAGTGAGCTTTCCTGCGTCGTCATAAAATGTAAACAGGTTTTTTGTATGTATCATTGCAAGATCCAAATTGTTTAAGATAATATCAAACAACGTTTTATCCTTTTCTTTTCTGGATATTCTGTCACCCGTATCCTGTAATTCTCCTGTTTCCAAGTGATAATCATTGGCTATCATCCGGATCACCTCTCCGGCAGTTAAATCCGTATAATTATAGGTATCTTTATTTTTCAGATACCTAAGCTGGTCATAAGCGGTAACCTTCATCTCTCCGTCGCTGCTCCAGTTACGTTCAAAAATAAATCCGAAGAAAACAGGTTTTTTATCCACATCCAGACGGAGGGCATTGCCCTCCTCAATCTGGAGGCGTCTGTCCGGGATCAGGGCAAAAGAGCACTTTCCAGGCTGCCCTCTGCGCTGTGTTTCCCAGGTAATAGCCCCTTTTACCACCGGCTCATATACGGTCTGACCGTTCTGGATATATAAATGTGCTTCCATTTTCTACCTCCTATGGCATGGTGAGAACCTGCCCTGGATAAATAACGTTAGGATTTGTTATCTTGTCCCGGTTCAGATTATGGATTTCCTGCCACCGGTTCCCATTGCCAAGCTGTTTTTTCGCTATGGACCATAGGCAGTCTCCCTTTGCAACTGTGTAATTCTTTATCTGTGCCGGCTCTCCCTGACGTTCCTCTTCCTGCTGCACAGACGCTATTTCCTGTTTCTCCTCATCAATAGTAAAATTCATAATTTTAGTTCCATAATTTTTGTATTCCTTCATTGTAAGGGAAACGATAAGATCAAGTCCTTCACTTACATCATCCATAACCTTATAATCTTCAAGAATTACATCCATACTGGTATCAAAAAGACTGTTTCCCCCTATCCCTTGCCGGATAATGGTAAATTCAAAGGGTTTTTGGCCCTCCCTTAACTCCTGGAGCTTTTCCAGAAAATCCTCTGCCCCGTCAATGCTTCCATCCCAAACTGCACTGGGATAATCCATCTGGGGAATAATCACATCAATGCTTATTTCCGCAAGGCCAAATGGCTTGACCAGATTAATTTCTTCGCCGTTAATCAGGTTCGCCGTCTTATTCTGCCCGCTGTACTTTACAGGTATTTTTTCCGGTGGCAGTGGGAGAAGCATATCGTCAATGTAAACTTCATATGCCATTATAAATTCACTCCTTCCGCAGCCGAGGCAAGAATTTCGCTTGTAGCATCACCGAGTCTGCGGTACATCTCATCAATATCAGCCACATTCTTTATGGTATTGTTGTTATTTACATCAACTTTCAATTCCGCAAGAGTAAAACGGTTGATGATTTCCTGTTCTGCAGCATCCCGCATGTACTTTAATTCCTCATCCATGATATCCATTGAGCCAGCCATGGCTGCTGTATTCATGGCAGTGTCTCCGGTACTCTGGGCAATACTGTCTGTTGTTCCGGGCAAGTCAGACTGTGAGTACCGTCCTCCGAAGAAATCTTTTATATTATCAAAGCCTCCCTTTGCCTTATCTTCAATACCTTTTCCAGATTCATAAAACTTATGATAGTTTTCACCATAATTCAACCGCTCCGGAGACCAGTTGAGACTAGCTAACGTTTGATCTATATCCAGTTTTTCAGCTTTGACTTCATATGTTCCATTTCCATATTTATCAGCAAGCTCATCGGCAAGATTTGATAAATTATCCCGCCAGCCTTTCACAGTATCTGCCATATTTGTACCAAATATAAAGTCCAGGCCCTGTACTATCTTTTGTATAACACCAAGAACTGTATCACCTAAATCTGCAAATAAGCGGATTACCGAAGCAACCGGATCATGAAATAGATTTCCGAAAAAGTTCGCAAAAGCTACCCAACCATTATAAAAATACTCAATAATTCCTAAACCAATTTCAAGGATCCCCATTAGTGTATTGGCTATAAACGCAGCGGCTGCCGCGAGAGCACCACATATTATCCCGGTTGCACTGTAAGAGGTTCCGGCGAATTTATTGAAAGCAGCTACACCTGCATAAAAAAGCGCTATTAAAATAATGACTAATATAATTATCCAATTAAGAGGGCACGCAGCTAATGCTGCATTTAATCCATCCTGAGCAGCTATCAATGCAATTATTGCTGCAATCTCCGCCCAATCGCAGATTGTTTTCCACGCCACACCAGCCGCATTCTTTATTATCTCAATCCACCCTTCCTTCATGGTCGCATTGTAAACAATCAAAGCCGCAATAATTCCCCACATAACAGGCTCAATCATAGGCCATATTTCTGCAAAGGCTCTCCCCACAGCTCCTGCCACAAATCCAATGGCACCAAAAATCCCGCTGATTTCACCGACATTTCCTTTAAGCCCGGTAGTGAAGCTACTGATCGCTTTGGTTACATTGTCAACTGTACTGCCTATGGGACCGGCAAGTCCCATATTTACCGTCTTAGCCAAAGAGCTTAATGCGCTGGCTGCATCGTTGTATTTTATGTTATTTAATTCTTCCAGGTGTTCCGTTGACAATTCTACGGACCCATCCAAGTTGGACAATGCCATAATTCCTTCACTGCCGAGCTTTCTCCAGGCACTGCCAAACAGTTTCATTCCTGCTATATTCCTGCTGACGGGATCTTCCATACTGCTTAAAGCGGAGATGGTCTGCAAGAAAGCCTGCTTAGCCGTTTCACCGCCACTTCCGAATGCCTCCGACATCCTGGCAGCATCAAGCCCTAAAGCTGAAAAACCTTCCTGAGCATCCTTTCCTCCGCCAACAGCCCTTGATGAAAATTCTTTTACAGCCTCACCTAAAGTACTGACTGAAACTTCTCCATTCTGTGCTCCATTAATCAGCATGTTAAACATTTCCGCCCCTTCAAATCCTAAGTTTTTAAACTGGGAAGAGTATTCATTGATCGTATCAAGCAGTTTCCCGTTTTTATCAAGTCCAGCCTGGGTCGCCTGTACGATTAAATCTAATGACTGAGCACCGGTAGCTCCAAACCGCTCCTGCAGCACTCCTGCAGTGCGGATACTGTCTGCTATACCGTAACCAAAGGTATCTTCAAGTAGCAATCCTGCCCTTGTAAGCTGCTCCAGGCTATCACCTGTCTGACCAGTCATTTGATGAACCGAAGACAAACTTTTTGCTGCATCTTTCGGACTGCCGCTTATGTTATCCACGTATAGATTTTTAGTGCTTTGCTTTGCCATATCCAGGTCCTGCCCCCGCATTCCGGTCCTGGACTGTATGAGATTTCCGGCTGCTTTTATATCATTTGCCTGGTTGAATATATCCATAGGACTGGTTTTGATTCCCATCTTACCGAAACCAGATAATGCCTTATCCCAGAGTTTCTTCATATCCTGGAGTTTGTCCTTACCATTATCAATGGTTTTATTTAACTCTTCCTGCTTTTCCTTGGCCTGTACAATTACTTCAGTGACCTGTTCAAACTGAATTCCCATACTCTGAATATCTGTTATGGAAGCCGACATCCCTGGCAGACCCATAAAACCACCTGCCGCCATCTGGAACTTTCGAAAGGACTGGCTTGTAATATTGATTGACTGATTGATTTTCATTAACACGGAGGAAGCTCCATCCTGAAGCTGTATTGAATTTAGTATTGTTGCCAAACGCTTTCCCTCCTTTCTTATTTTGGAAGAACACCTTATAAGATGCCCTTCCATTCTTCTATCTTTTTCTGGCACTCTTCGTCTTTTGTGCCTCTTTCTTGTCATTTTCCAGCTTAAGCTGTACCGCTGCCATAACAAATGCCCGTTCAAACCTGTCCAGGCTGAGAAACTCATGAGGCCATTTGTGGAGCTTGTGGAGGCAATAGTAAGCAATATTTGCTTCCATATCACCTCCTTCTATCAGTTTTTTGCCTCTTCAACCTGCTCTTCCAGTGTGATATCAAAACCATTCACCTGCTGAATTCGTTCCAGATATCCTGCATATTCGCCTGCAGTCAGCATGGCCTTTAAAAGGCCGTCTGCCCCCATAACATGATAGGAATCCTGTAATCCCTTATCATTTAGGTTAGGATAAACCGTACATTCAGCTGCCAGCTTCCCAAGATAAAGGTTATAATCCGTTTCCTGGGTATACTGTCCCTTTTTTCCTGTTACCTGAACCCTTTTCGTGCTCTCTTTTCTTAAGGATTCATCTTCTTTAGACGTAATGGCTTTAATCTCCCATTCCACCGGCTTTTTTCCCGGACCTAAAAAACGTTTGGAAGCAACAAACTTTTCATGCTCCGCCTTAACTGCATTCTGGCTTAAAAAACAACTTAAATCTCCCATATTCTTTTATTCCTTTCTTCTTTTACTGCATTCCCGCAAGATTGGTGAATCTTTCAGGCATCTCCCAGCTTTCAAATGTGAATTCAAACTCATCTTCTAAGTACTCTCCTGTTGCATCAAATTTGGTGATAATTCCTCCATTTAAGTTGCAATCCTTTAAAATCACAGTCTGACGGCCTACCCTGGAAGCAGGATCCTCATTGGTCACCTGGATATCAAAATAGATATCATTTCCGGTCTGCTGGAACTTGTATAAAATATCCCGGAAAATGCTTGTATTGTAATGGAAAGTAGCTGATCCGCTTCCTTTCATTCCTATGGTCTTATTCCCCTTCATGGCTCGTCCCAGAATCGGGATCTCTGATTTTACCTTTTCAATCTTAGCCTCCAGATTTAAAGCCTGCATAAAATTATACCGTTCATCTCCGATTGTGATATAGCACTCTGCTTTTGTGGCGCTGATAGCGTCCCATGCGTCCATTGTAATATTATTCATGTTCATTACCCCTTTCTTATGATACAATTACTGTCATGTATAAAATGCTCATGGAATTTATCGGTTTTACTGGGAAATTCACCACAACGGACCGCTTGCCCTGTCCCTTTTCCACAGTAACCTCTTCTGAATTTACAGCTTCAATCGCCCTTAACACGGCTAGTTGTTTTCCATATGTAACAATGTCATTCCAAAGACTTACCCGTCCTGAATCGTCATTTGAAATCTTACCCAGATAACGTGTATGGAAAAGAGAAGCAACGTCATTTCCAATCTGGTCCAGAACGCGGACCGTCTGGTTGTTTGAGAAATCTTCCCCTTTTTCCTCTGTGTAATTAACCAAAGTATTACTGTCAGTCAGAATCCTGATTTTACTTCCTACATTGTGAAGCATAAGTTTACCTGCCCTTATTGCATCAGCAAGCTGAGCCTGGGTAAAGGAAGTCTTAACGGTATACTCCCCGTCATAAACTTTATTTTCAATGGTCTTGTTGACAGGGCAAGCAGCTTCTGCGCCTGCTACCCAATAAACAAGGCCTGTAGCTGATTCTTCCGCTTCATTCTCAACGGAGATGATACCCTCGTAATCAGCCTTGGAATACTGGTGTAATACAGTCTGGAACTTCACACCAGCTTCATCCCTCATACGTTTTGTAAATGCTGCAAACAAAGCTTTTACCTTACCGTCAGCAGAAGGACAGCAAAGAATCTGGAAGGAAGCACTCTCCATCTTATCCAGGAATTCTGCATAATCCTCTCCTGTCACATCAGCACCATTAGCACCTCCAGTAAATGGAAGTCCTGCCGTTTCTGCCAGTTCGGCCTCCTTTTTAAATATGACGTAGCTGTTATCCATCAGCTCTTTTGCCTCTGCGACTGTCTGACAGTCAACTTCTCTTCCAGCAAACAGGGTCTTCACATCAAATTTTGAAGCATTATCCACATTTTTCGCAATAATGGTCATCAGATTATTTCCTCTGTTACCAGAGTATTTTGCCGTACCATATTCGTTTGTCCCATGTGTCCCTGTATTCAAGCGGTAAAAAATTCCTTTCGTCATATTTCGGAAAAGTTCTCTCACCGGAAGCATAGCCGAATCGTCCATTGCATAGCCGAAAATTTCTTTACACCCTATCTGGAAATCCTCTGCTGTAACCTCGAATACTTCTTTCTCCGGTCCCCATTCAAGGACCATAGGGATCGCTGCCACCCCTCTGTTTCCCATGGCTGCACCTGCCGAAGCAGTACTTACAAAATTGATATATGCACCAGGAAATACTTTGTTTTGAATTGTAAAATTTCCTCCACCTAACATACTTTCACCTTTCCTTTCATAAATTGATTCATGATTTCTTCTGCTTCTGTTACGGAATATACTTTCCTATCGTCAAACAAAGCGCTTAATAAGTCCCTCTGATTACGATACTTTTCTGAACGTATCAGCTGATCCTTTGTGTAACGTATCACGCTGGTCCCGCCCGTTTCCTTTACGTTCTTTTTTGCCACGCTAACACCTCTTTCATTTTAGTTTAATATCTTCCATGAATTCTTCTGACTCCCCGTTTTTTATAATGTAGACCTGATAATCAACCAGGAAGTTTAAGGCCTCCCCCTCACGTTTTCCCTTTCTGCTGCTGCCTCTTATTAAAGAGCCGTTTTCCAGAGTGATGTATTCCAGTTTGTCCATAAGAACATCCAGAACAAGGTTCCTGTCCCTTGAGGGCTGTTCTGAATTCTGGCAGTTATATGTTACATACATGCTTATGCTGCGGAAATAACGCTGCCCATTCACTGGCTTTTCAGACGCCTCTAAAAGCCCGACCTCAAAATAAGGTTCAGAAATCCCTTCTCCAAAAGGATTTGTATCGATCCTGGCGTCCGGAAAAAGCTCTTTCAACCGTTTGATAACTCCATCCATGATTTCGTTATACATGTAATCCCCCCTTTCCTATGCCTCCAGCCATTCCTTCCGGCACCTGCCTTTCCCTATACCGGATACATTCCTTCTTTGTGGGACTTCTTACCTTCCCCTGTTCCTTTACTTCCATTGAATTCTCCTTTTCTCATTGCTCGTTGTAGTCATTTAGTCTACATTATAAGCAAAAAAAATACTCCGTTTCCACAATTATGTAATCCTCAATAACCTGCGTAGCTTTTAATTGTTTGAAATGCCCAGTTCTGCTGCAATTGACCCTTTTTCAGTTCGGACTAATTAATTCCATCAATTAGCTGAACCGAATCTCACATATTTTCATCCTTCGCTTTTGTAGTCATTTCGTCTACATTTGTTATCATACTCCCATGTACTATATTTGTCAACAACTTTTCGCAATTTTGTTGAACATTCTTCTACACCGTGATATAATACCGCTATGGAGGTGATCCTGTGGAAATAGGACAGATTATTAAAAGGAGACGGGAAGAGCTTGGGATCTCGCAGGAAGAACTGGCGTTAAAGGCCGGCTATAAATCCCGTTCTTCCATTAATAAAATCGAGGTAGACGGAAGAGGGCTTCCCCAATCAAAGGTCATAGCAATTGCCAATGCTTTGAGGACAACCCCAGCTTATCTCATGGGTTGGGAAAGCGATACTGCTTCCGCTTTTGATTATATCAGCGGACGTTTCGGAGAATATGCCGGAGAAATGATTGAGAACTTTCATCGTTTAAATGAGAAAGGGCAGAAAGAAGCCCTAAAGCGTGTCAGGGAGATGGTTCATATCCCCGAATACGTAAAAAGCCAAAGCCCGGTTACGATATTTAATACTGACAACAGAACCTATCTGGAGCCAGTAGCAGCCCATGAACGGACCGACATTGAGGTGACAGAAGAAATGAAGAAGCACGATGATGCCTTTTTTGATGAATAAGAGATAACTCAATGAGGTGATTTATTTGAACTATGAATCTTTATTAGAAGAAGCGGATTCCCATGGAATCATCATAAAGGAACGTCCGCTGATAGCCAATGACGGCAGAATTAAAGGCACCCAGATACTGATCCGCCAGGATATGACAGATTGTCAGAAGGCCTGCGTTCTTGCGGAAGAGCTGGGACACTACCATACCACCACCGGCGATATTCTGGACCAATCCGATGTATCCAACCAGAAGCAGGAACGTACCGCCCGGCTTTGGGCCTATAATAAAATGATAACTCTTGATAAACTGGTAGCGGCAAAAGAAGCCGGCTGCCGGAATGGGTACGAAATTGCAGAACATCTGGATGTAACGGAAGAGTTTTTGCAGGATGCCATTCACTGCTATCAGGCCATATACGGAAAAGGACTGCAAAAAGACAATTATCTGATATTTTTTGAACCTTTTAACATCTATAAAATAGTGTAAGATATTTTCTGTCTTGCCGACCCCCCTCTGCCACATATACTATTCAGAGGTGATATATTTATGCAACCCTGCGAACTTGTAATTCTTATATCTACCATGGCCTGCCGTATCGCCGACGGCCGGTCTGCTGATGAAATCGCTTTGATAAGTTCCATATTTTCACAGCTTGGTGACACACTGAGTACCATTTCAGCCTATCAGGATCTCTGTTGTGATAACGATGAAGAAGAGGACACCAACTGA